GTAGCCGTGCAGACTCTTGGCGGTGGGCGCAAACGGGCTGATGGTGCTGCCCGTTGGGAACGTCAGCGCTTGGCTGCCGGCGGCAATGCGCTTGGTGACAAACTGCGCCAGCGGGCCGTTCTCAATGTCCTTGACCAAGTCCAGCCAGCGGGCCGTTGCGTCCTTGCCGGTCTGCGCGGTGTAGAACGCAATGCGGTTGCGGCTGCGCAAGGCACGCTGCGCCAGCACGGTGCGCATAAGCGTGGTCTTGCCTGACTGCCGGGGCACCGTCAGCACCACGATGGGGTAACGGTAGCGCCGGGGGTCATCTGCTCGTTTTTCCGATGCCACGCGGGCTACCTGAATTTGCCACGGCATAAGCTGCCGCCCCAGCAGCTTGGCGGTGCCAAGAATCTGCCCCAGCTCGTTGGGCGCGCCGGGGGTCGGCGCCGTGGCGTATGTCGCGGTGCTGTCGCGCAGCGCGTCGGCCAGCTCGGGCAGCTCGGTGGCTGTGATGGTCATTTGTTCGCAAGTCCTTTGCGTAGTTGTGTCTCGTCGGCATTGCAAGGGTATTCAATGCCGCTGGCTTTGTTGACCTCGGCATACCAGCTGGCCGGCATGCCCATCATTTGCGCCGGCCAGCCGTCAACGGCGACGTCGCGGAAGTCTCCCGTCATGGCCGGCCACCGAACGCCAGCAGCAGCCAGCTGGCGCACGCCAGCAGCGCCAGCACCACGACGCCGGCCAGCAGCTCGACGGCGGCAACGCAAACGGCAGCCAAGGCAAGCACCAGCTCGACGCCGGCCATCATTGCCGGCCTCGCAGCGCAGCCACCAGCACGCCGGCCGTGCACAGCACCAGCAGCCCGTATGAAACCACGACAGCCACGGTGGCGACGTCAAGCGCGTTCATGCCGGCCACCGGGCTGCCCTCGCAGCCATGCACGGCAGACAAGCCTTGCCACGCCCACGATTGAACCACCACCAGCCCAGCCGGCCGGCCGGCTGGCGGTGCCGGCGGCACGCCGGGTCTGTCGTCCTGTGCCAGTAGCTAAACAAGTCCGGCCTCCTGCATCATCTGGGTAAAGCGGTCTGCTGTCTCGGGCTTGGGCAGCTTGTCTAGTGCCTCCATTAGCGGCTTGACGGCCAGCGCGGTGCCGGCTGCCTTGCCGGCGGCTGCGCTGACGGCCACGGCGTGGGCAAGGTCCATGACTAGCTGCGCCATAACTTGGTCTGCGTCTTTCAGCAGTCCAAGGCTTTGCAGCATTTCAAGGTGCTGCGCGCAGCGCGTTTCGAGCTTGCTCATACCGTGCGCCGGCTGTTCAAAGCCGGGCAGCATGGGTGCTGATTCGGTCACTTTCGGGCCTCCTTTTGTTTTGAGTCGGGGAAAAAAAGACGGGGTGGCGCGGGGTGTCCTGCGCGCCTGTTACTTAAAAAATGCGCTGTTATCGGTGCGCCTGGCTCTTGGGTCTGACAGCAGCTTGGCGCCGCGTGCGTAGTTGCAGCTGCGGTGCGCCGGCCGCAGGTTGGACAGGTCATTGCTGCCGCCGTACTTCCTTGGCAACAGGTGGTCAGCTGACTGCTCGCCCTGCTTGATGGGCAGCTTGCATAGATGGCAGGTCCAGCCGTAGGTTGCCATGCACAGTGCAGTAAGCCGCTGCGCCTCGCGGCCGCCCCAATCACTGGACACGCTGGCCGGCGGTGGGTACGGCTTGCAGCACCAGCGGCATTGAGCGCAGCCGGTGCCATGCAAGCTCTAGGTGGTGGGCATGGGCTACAGCTTTGTGCAGCTCGCGTGCTGCGGTGGCTCGGGCGTTGGCTGCTGCCAGCTGGTCCATGGCGTGGGTGTAGGCGCGCCATGTGGCGGTGCTGTCACGCTTGGCAAGGTATGCCTCGCGGGCCTCGGTCACGCCGGCGTCGAATGCTTGCGCGACGTCGGCAGCGTCGGCAGCCAGCTTGGCTGCCACTTCAACGGTGCTGGGGTCAATCATCATTAGCGGTTGGTCCTGTCTGCTTGGTCATGGTTGTTTTTCAGCTGCTCTACTTGCTCGGGGGTGATCTGCTCCCACTGCTGTGCCGGCGTGGGCTGCTGGCATCCACAGTCAAATGACTGCTCGCCGGGGTAGCTGCGCTTGCGTGCGCTGCCGCAGCCGGTGCACGGAATCAGTGGGCTGTTCATGCCACGGCTGCTGCACTCGGTGCAGTAGCGCTTGGGCTTGGTGGTGTTGGCAATGACATGCTCGCCGCAAGCCCAGCACGGCAATTTGCCGTTGGCTGCTGGTGAGGTACTTACGAAACTGGATTTATCTAGTTCTAGTGGATGGTTTAAGGATGGTTTGGGTGTCCTGTGGGACACCGGGGGGGTGTCCTGTGGGACACCGGGGGGGGTGTCCTGTACGACACCCGGTGTCGTGGGAGACACCCGGTAGTCAGCTCGGCTGATTCGGTGCTGCGGGCTGCGGTCACACTCGGCCGGGCAGGTCACTTTCACTTGGTACAGATTCGGCCGGGTGTAGTCCGGCATGTTGCGCGTGCCGCCGGCCTGACGCTCGCGCTCGACTTCGCCCAGCTCTACCAGCTTGTTGATGCTGCGCTTGACTGCTCGCGGCTCCACGTTGGCGTAGCGGGCCAGCGTAGCTACTGACGGCCATGCGCCGCCGTCGCCGTCGTGGTTGGCTATGCCCAGCAGCACCAGCTTGTCGGTGCCGCCGGCTTTGCTGTGGTGCAGCACCACAGCCATTGATTCAATGCTCATTTGTCCTGCCTGTAGGTCAGTTGCTTGACGTCCTCGGGGTGAAACTTGCGTGCCGCCCCTCGGTTGTGGATCGCCCTTATGGGCTTGATGAGTCCGGCTGTCTGGTAGCGGTCCAGCGTCCTGATGCTGACGCCCAGCTTGGCGGCTGCCTGCGCGGCGTCCAGCAGCTTGGCGCTGTCTGTTATCGGTCGGTCTGTCATGCCTCGCAGCCTATACCTGTGCGGCATGAAACGACAACTACCGACGCGCCGGGCTTTGCCCATAAAGACAAGTAGCGCCGGCGTCAAATTCGAGTACAGCCAAGTAGTGTGCTATGTCGCTATTTGGCATAACCTTGGCGCCATGACTGCACGTATAACAGCGCGGCCGGCAGCTGTTGACGCTGCAATCGGCCAGCGCGTAGAGCGCCGGCTTGCCCGGCTGGGCATGACTCAATGGGACCTTGCAGCCCGGCTGGGGCTGACGCAAGCCACCGTCAGCCGCAAGCTGCACGGCGTGCGGCCTTGGTATGCCTCGGAACTGGTCACTGTGGCCGGCGTGCTGGGCTGCCCGGTGGGTGAGCTATTCGGCGAACGCTGCCGGCCGGCGGTGCGCCCACACAAAGCAGCGGCGCCGCCGGCGTAATCGCTGGCGGCGCCGCTGGTGGCGTGCGCTCTAGTTGCTGTACTTCTTCTGTGCTGCTTGGCGGCTGGTGCCGGTCGCCTTGGCAATGTCAGCCCAGCTGCGGCCGTGCTGCTCGCGCTGCGCGTCAACGGCTGACTGGATGGCGGCGTCAAGCTCGCGCTGCAAGTCCAGCATGGTTGACAGGTCCTCAACGTCGGCGTCGCCAACGCGCCGGCCGTAGGCGCGTATCATGCGCCGCAGCATGCCGGCATACTCGGTGGTCTCGCACTTGGCTGTCTTGGTCTTGGTCGTCATGCTGTCAACTTTAGGTTGACACTGAATTGAGCGCAAGCCCACGGCCGGCACCAGCAGCCATGGGCGCCTAGACGGGCGCCGCAGCGGCCACGCTGACGATGATGCTGCCGACACTGCCAATGGCGGTGCCAACCACCATAAGCAGCAGCTTGTTGTGGTTCTGCTCGACAGCTTCAATGGCTTTGTCCTGCTCGGTGTCCTTGCGCAGCTGGTCAGCTTTCAGCTGCTCGACGTAAGCCTGCGTCACTGAGCTGTCAAGCTTGCGCTCGATGCGCTGTAACGTGCGCACAACCTCTGACTGGGTCCATGTTCCGCTATCGGGCAACGTGGTCGCCTCCTGCACGCTTCGGTCCTCCCTCGGTCTTGAAATAGCCGGCGGCAAAGTTCAGCAGCACGGCAATGGCTGCGGCAACCTCTGGCGGCATGTCGATGCCCAGCAGCCCGGCAACCCATACCAGCACGACAGCGCCGGCGCCGGCCACGCCAACGGCCTGCATCTTGGCGGTGGGCGCCTGGGGCCTAGTCATGGCAGCAGCATTCGTGGTGCGGCTGTGCTTCCAGCTCGGCCGGCGGCACCGGGGCAGGTGCGCCGGTGGCGTGCCAGACTTCCACGCCGTTAATCTCGGCAATGAGATTGTCAATCTCGGACTCATAGCGGCCGGGGCAGGCTGTGTTCTGCCAGTTCTTATGGATGTAGATAAGCAGGCTGCCGTAGATGGTTTCAAGGTAGCGCAGCAGGCTGCCCAGCGTTTCAAGGTCGCCCTTGGTCATCTCGGGCCGGCACTCAATGCCGATGGTGCGGGCGTTGCCCTCGGGGTGGCCGGCGTGCCAGCTTGAATCGTCAGGGAATACCAGACAGTAGACGTAATCCTCTTGCACCACGAACGTGGCGGAATTGTTGCGGCCGTTGGCGCTGGCAAGGTAGCGGGCCACGGCGTGAATGTCCTGCCCGTCCTCGCCCCAGTGGTGGACGGTGGCGCCCACCTTGGTGCCGTCGATGCCCCACACTGCCGGGCAGTCAGCCTGCTTGGTGAAATTTACGGCCGTCAGTGACTCGTCAATGACGATGCCGTTGTCAAGGGTGGTCATGCTGCTGTCTCCTCTGTTGTTGGTTCAAACTCAAAGTCAAGCCGGCCGGCGTAGCCGTTGCTAAAGTCCGGCGTCGCTGCCAGTAGCTCGGCATGCACGTGCGGGGTGCCGCCGGCGGTGCCGGTGACGCCCACGTATCCCACCAGCTGGCCGGCCTCGACACGGTCGCCGGGCTTGACGGCCACCTTGGACAAATGGGCCAGCCCGCTGATGGTGTCGCCGTGGTGCACCAGCACGGCAATGCCGGCGTGATGGGTCAGCCATGGGTGATCGTGGGACCAACCGGCGTGCAGCACGGTGCCGGCTGCCATGGCATAGACCGGCGTGCCGACGTCGGCAGCTATGTCGCGGCCGTTATGCCCCAGCTGCCCCAGCCGGCGGTACAGCGAACGGTTGGCGCCAAAGCGCTGAATCTCTTTGCCCTCAACGGGCCTGCAAAGCTGGGTCATGCCGGCGCCACTCCCTTGTCTTCAACGGTCAGCTGGTTGGGGTTGTTTGCGCTGGCTGATACAAACAGGCTGCCGCCGGAACCAACGACGCGCTGCGTCCAAGCCTTTACCTGCACAGTCTCGGTAACTGTCGGGTAATAAAACGCTTCTAGCATCTTGTTTCGCCCCTCGCCGGCTGCGCTCACTCGGTCGCTGACGGTGCGGAAGTCTGTCATGTTGGCGACGCTGCCGGCGGCGTCGCCGTTGTTGGCTTTGGATATGCCAAACGCGAACGTGTCGTTTGCGCTCTGCTGGTAGTAGTTGACATTCCAGACGACGCGGTAAACCCGGCCGGCAATGAACGTTACGCCGGTCATGTTCTGCACGACGGTCTGCAAGCTAATGGCGCCGCTGCCGCCGGTGCTGTCGGCATGCTTGATGACGCCTTGGGGCAGTGCGGCGACGGCTGCGGCGACGTCGTCAGCCATTAGCTCGCTGTACTCCTTAACGTCATAGACGCTGTCAGCGTCGGTCAGTTTTGGGTAGGGGCCTGTCAAGTCCATGGTGCTATTCCTCCATTGCGCTGATGGTGCGCAGCTCGCCCAGCGTGATGCCGGCAAAGTCTGCAAGGGTCAGGGTGTCGAACGGCACCGGCGCCGGGGTGCCGAATGTTTCGCCGAACGTCAGGGCCTCGGGGGCTGCGTAGTCCGGCGGCTCGACGTCCAGCTCGACGGCCGGCTGCCGGCCGAACGTCAGCACAGCTGCGCGTATCCGGTGGTACTCGCCCAGCAGCGCCGGGCCACCGGCGACGTGCACCAGCTGCCCAAAGCCGGCGTCAGCAGAATAAATGCGGGCCACGGCCGGCGCCTCGGGGATCTGTGACGACACAAGCCGCAGCTTGTCAGCCAGCCGGTAATACGGCGTGCCTTGGGCTGCTGCCAGCCGGCTGGCTTTGTCCTCTGCCCGGCTGCCCTCGATCACGGCAAGGTCGGTGCTGATGCTCCTGCCCATGGCGCCGTAGGCAATAAGTGACGCCTCGTTGACATACAGCGTGCTGGCGTCCTCTGCGGTCTGCTCCATGACGTCGGTAATCTGCCGGTACTCCAAGCGCACTTGGTTTGCCATGGTGGTGATGTCTGTTTGCAGCGCGCCGGCCTGAATCGCGCCGGCCGGCAGCTCGGGCACGTTGGGGTCGGTCACGACGGTGGCGACGCCGGCGACGTCGGCAATCACTTGCGGGTAGCGCGGCAACGATGCCGGCTGCACGTAGCGGGCCGGCGCCGTCGCGGCAATGGCAAGGTCGCCGGATGATGCCAAGATGCGCTGGTAAATCTCCAAGGTGTTTTGCTTGTCAATGTCACGCGGGGCCAGCAGTGCAAACGGGTCGCGGGTGCCAAAGCCGAACGTCACGGCGCCGGCCGGCACCAGCGCATTGAGTGCCTGCGTCCTGCCCTCGACAGTCTGCTGCGGCCATGGCGTGGTGCCAAGAATCAGCCGGGCAGCGGTCGCCAGAATGTCAGCGGCCTTGAACTGCACCCAACGGCCTGGGGGCCGGCGCCGGGCAGCCGGCAGCTCGGTGGCGCCGTCCGGCAGCCGGTGCAGCACGACGCCGTCCAGCCCGGTGGTCTGCTCCCACGGCTGGCCGGTGGGGTCAAGCTCCATGGCAGCTGTCAGCCGCAAATGCGTGGCGCCATAGTTGGGGTAAAACACTGTGCTGCGGTGGGGCATATAGTCGCCGTTGAAACTGCCGGGGGTGTAGTAGGTGTAGAGCTGTTCGCTGTAGACCACGGCGCCGCCGGCGTCCAAGTAGTCTGCCGTGAAGCTGCTGCCGCCGGTGGGTCCCAGCTGCATGGCCGTCAGCACGTAGGGCCGGCCGGCCTCGATGGGGGCCAGCGGCAAGCGCATAAATACATAGCTGCCCAAGTCGGCCGGCACCGGGCCGGTGGCGGTCACGCGGGCGCCGTCAATGGTGACGTCGGCAGCCAGCTGCGCGCCGGTGTCCCAGCTGGTGCCGGTGCGCACTTCCCAGCCGGCAAGGTCCTGCATGCTGCGGGTGTTGGGTATCAGCTCGGGCAGGGGCTCGCCGGCGACGTCCTCAATAATCAGGTCGTCAACGGTGCCGTACATGATGCGCATGTCAACGCCGTTGACGGTGGCGCGCAAGTGGACGGGGTCAGCCAGCCGGGGGTGGAAAGCTGCGTGCTGCTCGGGGATGAACACGCGGCCGGCCATGGTGCCGGCCTCGGGGCTGTCTGCGCAGCTGTCGCCGCCGTAGGTCACTGTCAGCCCGCTAAACGACGTTGGCAGGATGAACGCGCCCACCTTGGACGGGTTGAACGTGCCGCCGGCCATGGTCAGCGCGGGGTACTCAATCGTTACCATGGGGTTGCCCCGTTCGTCAGTGCGCCGGTGCGGCGCAAGTGCTGCCGCAGAATGCCGTCAATCTGCGCGCCCACCGCTGCGGGGTCCAGCGCGCCGTTGACGGTCACGTTGATGATGGTTGGCGCTGCGGCTTTTGGCGCGGGTGCGCTAAATAGCGCGGGTGCGCTAAATACGCTCGTGGCGCCGCCGGCAAAGCTGTCGCCGCCAAAGCCGGCGCCGCTGTAGTAGCCGGCCGATGCCTCGGGGGTGGCTGCGGTGGCGCCGCCAAAGCCCAGCATCTTGCCCACGGCGCCGGCAATGCCGCTAGTCAGGCTGCGCACCCATGACAGCGCGTTCTGTATCCAGCCAATGACGTTTTGGATGGCGCCGGTGATGCCGGCGAACGCGCCACGGCCGATGCCGGCAACGTACTGGAAAGCACCACCTAGCGCGCCTTGCAGCCAGCCCACGACAGACTGCACGGCGCCGCTGATGGTGTCCACGGTGCCACGGATGCCGCCCACGGCGCCGGCCACGATGCCGGCCGCAGCGTTGAAACCTGATGCAAAGAAATTGCGCACGCGGTCAACGACGCCGCCGACAAATGACGCCACGCCATTAAACACAGCCTGCGCGCCGCTCTGCCATGCTCGGATCACGCCGGACACGACGCCCACGGCCACAGCCCAAGCCGTCTGGAAGAATGCGGCGACTCGCCCCACGGCGTCAGATACCCACGCCACGGCCGCAGCCCACGCGTCTTGGAACCACTTTGCCACGGCAGCCACCACGGCGGCGACGGCGGCAAATGCTTGGTCCACAAAGTCCTTGAACCAGCCAACATTCTGATACGCCCATACCAGACCGGCCACCAGTGCCGCAACAGCCAGAATAACCAGCCCAATGGGGTTGGCTGCCATGGCGGCATTCCAGACCACCTGCACGGCGGCGACGGCGGCGACGGTTGCCCGGTATGCCTTGACGGCGCCGTTGACCACCAGAATGGCGCCGGCCAGCCCGCCAATGACGCCGGCCATGATTAGCAGGGCTGTGCTATTTTCGCTTGCCCACGTTGCCATGCCGCCGGCAGCCGTGGCAGCTGCGGCCATGGCCGGCAGAAACACGCTGCCCAGCTTGGCGCCGGCGTCCTGAATCTTGGCGTTAGCACGCTCTTGGGCGCCGGCTGCGCTGTCAGCCTCGCGGGCAAACTGCCCGGTGGCGTCAGCTGTCTGCTTTTGCAGCAGCGCCATGGTGGCTGTCAGTGTCGCGTTCTTGTCTGCTTCGCCGGACAGCCCGGACAGCCCTAGCTCTGCTTTCTTGGCCTGGATGGCTGCGTCATTGATGCTGACGCCGTAACGCTCGATGGGGTCACGCTCGCCGCGCAGCAGGCTTGACAGCGCGCTGACAGCGTCGCTGGTGCTGCCGCCGAACATGGCGGCAAGGTCTGCGCCTTTCTCAATCAGCCCGTTGGTGCTGCCGGCAACTTGGTCCATGGGCACGCCCATGTTTTTGAGCTGTGAACCGATCACTGATGCCATCTGCTGATATGCGCTGCCGGACAGCCCAAGCTTGTCTGCGGCCGTGGCTGCAAACGCGTTGACACTGGCAGCGTTGCCCTTGAACACGCTGTCAACGGCGCCGGCGTTCTGCTGCGCAATGCTGGCCATATCGCCGGTCTTTTTGGCGAACGCCAGCACGGCGGCGCCGGCGGCTGCCGCCGGCACCGTTGCGCGGTCTAGTCCTTTCTCGAACTTGTCAAGCCGGCCGACAGTCTCGTCTATGCCCTTGTTGGCCTCTTTCGTCTCGGTGACGATGCGGACGGCCAGCACAGCTGTGCGAGACATTGCGGCCTACTTTCTGTTGCGTTCTTCAAGGATTGTCAGTGCGGTGGCTATCGTCTCGGTTGATTCGTTCGCCCATAGTGCCGGCGCAATGTTGGTGGCAAGCGCCAGCTCGACTATCAGCCGGTAACGGCTGCCGGCTGGGTAGGGTCCACGTTGACGTCCTCGGCCAGTGCCTCGGCCGGGGCCACGGCGCGGCCGTCCACGGTCAGCACCTTGACCTCAACGGCAACTTTCATGAACTCGTCAAGGTTCTGCTTCGTGGCGCCGCTGCGCTGCATGGCGTGCCATGCAAGGAAAGTCATGTAAAGCATGGGCGCCTCGTTGAACGCCGGCCAGCTGCGGCGCGGCCGGGTGACGTCCCACTGGATGGCGTCGCGGTTGTCGGTCTGCACGGTGTACTCGGTCAGCTCGTCGGTGCCGGCTGTCTCCACCAGCACCAGTACCTTGGGCGCGGAAAGCTGTGTCATGGGGTCATGCTCCTGTTACTTGGTCGATGATCTTTTCAATGCCGGCGTGGTAGCGGTCCAGCCAGACCGGCTCTGTTTTTTGGGCTGCCAGCGATACCCACGGCTGGGGGGTGAAATTGCCCTTGTGCCAGTAGTGCACCACCGGGCCGTAGGGGGTCCTCGCGTTGCCCACCCTGATGATGGCTGACTTCTGCGTGGCGCCGGCGCGCAGCGTGCCGCCCAGCTGGCCGCTGACGCTTGGCGCGCCGGCTTTGGCGACGGGCAAAACGATGTTGGCGACGTCGCGGTTGACGGCGGCAAGCTCTTTCATATCTGCGCCGGCTTTGCGCAGCGTAGAGCGTAGCTTGGCGCCGCCAACCACGGCGTAGAGCTTGCCGGCCGTCATGGCTAGACCACGGTGCCAATGGCCGGCGGTCCAACCAGCTTGAACTCAAAGTCAGACGTCGGCTTGCTCTTGACGTCGCCGCCAATCTCGATGGCCTCAACCGTCAGGGTGCCGGTGATCTCCTTGCCCATGGCGCTGTTGGGCGCGTAGGCAAACGGCATATCCTGGCCTCGGTTGTCGAACAGCCATTCGGTCTTGCTGGTGGTGGCGCCAAAGTCCTGCAACATGGTGCCGGACACGGTCCAAGACTCGGTGCGGTCGCCGGACACTTCGCCGCCGTCCAGCACATAGACGGCGTCGCCGACGTCCACGGACGGCACCAGCCGCAGGCTGGTCACTTGTCCGGAAAACACTGTCAGGTCAAGGTCGCTGCCGATAGTGAAGCGGCCGGGGCCTACGGTAATTACTTCTGTTGCCATGGTGGGTTAGTCCTCCGTTAGTTGTGCGTCGATGCTGATAAGCAGCGCCGGCATGGCGTCGGCGCCGTGGTTGGGCAGGTTCACCATGACGGGCTGCGCCTCGCCGATCGGCAGCGCGGTGCGCAGCTTGCCCAGCTGGTCGCCCAGCGCGTTGAGTGAATGCACGGCGCCATGGTCCGGCGCCACTAGGTAGACGTCAAAACGCATAAACGCGGTGTCGGCGTCCATGACGTCAAAGCTGACGACGCCGGGTGTTACCCAAGCGCCGGGCAGATTCAAGTTGCGGGGGTCCACAGCCGCCGGAACGCCGGCGGCTGTGATCTGGTCCGCAATGTCTTGCAGCGCGGTGCCGATGGTCAACATGATGGCCTACCCAATCCTTGGTGCTGCAAAGCCGTCCAGCCGCAGCAGCCGGCTTATGTCGCTGTCATACCGGGCCACAAAGCTGGTGCCGGCGTCGGTGATGGCCTCCACGCCGCTGGGGCTGTTGCGCCGGCGGTACATGCGCGCTGCCAGCATCTTGGCGCCTAGCACGGTGTCGTCGGCGTGCACCATGACTTGTGCGCCGGCGCCGTCCAGCACGGCAATGCCGTCCACAATCAGCGGCACCAGCGGCAAGCCCAGCCGGCCGACAAACGCGTTGGTGGCTGCGGTGGCGTCCTCTAGGGCCGGGTCTGTGGCTGGGAGTCCCAGCCACAGCCGCACGGCCTCAGTGGTGACTACGTCCACGGCTTAGACAAGCCCGTCGTCAGAGACCCAAATAGCGCGGGGGTCATGCACGATGGCGCCGGCGTAACCAAACACGCCCAAGTCAACGCCGCCACGCGGGATGTCCTGTGCCGTCACTCGGATGGGTGCCGAACCTGCTTCATAGTAGGTTGCGGCGCGGCTGTCGGCGCCAAGAATCTGGCCGGCTGCCAGCCCAAGGTTGGCGCTGAAAGACACGCCGCCGGCGCGGCCTTTCATGCCGTCCAGCTCGACGCTGCCCTGCTGCTTCAGCCACCACGGCACCTGCGACTCGGGCAGGTTGATAAATTCCTCCCACGCGTCAACGCCAAACTGGATGGTGGACAGCCGGGCACCGATCTTGGCAGCCTCCACGTTGAACTGGGACAGCGCGCCCAGCACGGTGGTCACGCCCAGCACTTCGGTTGCGCTGGCAAGGATCTGCTCGCCGAACCAATCTTCGGTCTGCAAGCGGTAGTCTGCCGTGGCGCCTCGGAACACTGATTCGATGTAGTCAGCGGCGCCAAGGTCAATGTACTTGCGCGCCACGTCCCAGCCGGCGGCAAAGTCCTGCGCGTCGGACTCGGCCGGCACCGTCTTAAGCGGGTTGCTGGGCACGTCGGTCTTGTTGCCGGCGTAGCGTCCAACGGTGGGACGGTTGGCAAGGTCCCACTTCCAGCCATAGACCTTGGTGCCGGTCAGCTTGCCGGGGGTGCCGAACGCGTCAATCAGCGGCCGGTCGTCGCGGAATGCCTGCCACAGCTCGCCGATGAAAGACGGCCGCAGGAAACCCTCGCCGGCGTCGTCAGCGGGGATGACGTCAGTAAGTGCCGCTGACAGCTGCGTGGCCGGCAGCCCTGCACGCAAGTGGTCAATGACGATGCCGGCGGCTGCCGACAGGTCCATGCCGCGCCGGCCTCCAACCTGAATGGGTGATGCCTGCGCCTCGGCTGCCGTGGCGTGGCGGGTTGGAACCGTCGCCGGCTGCGCCTGGGGGGTGGCAGCAGCCGGCGCCGGGGTCTGTGCTGCGGCTGCCGCTGCGGCAACCTGTGCCACCGGGCTGCCGGGGGTCTGCGCTGCGGCAAGCGCGTTGGCACGCATTTCTTCTACGGTCATTACTGCCTCTTTCCGGTTGGCTGCTACGTCGTGCACCAGCGCGTTTTCAAATGCGGGGATGGTAACTAGGGAAACTTCTTTCAGCGTTGACGCGTGCACCAGCAGGTTGCCCTCGTCGTCAAAGCTGTACTCCTGCAAGTGCACGCCCACGCTGAAACTGTCGCGGGTGCCGTTTGCGGCTTTGGTCAGTGCCTCGTCGCCCTCGGCGCCGTCCGGCACCTTGAATGTGGCTTTTGGCTTGCTGCCGTCGTCGGCAAGGTCCTGCAAGAAACCGACGCTGCGTTCTGTGTCGTGCTGCACCAGCATCTTGACCTTGGACAGCGGCGCCGGCGCCGTGATGCTGCCGGCGCCCACAAAGATGGTGGGGCCTAGGCTGGTGTGTCCCACGACGCCATACTCGACAATGTCGCCGGTGATGGTGCGCGTTGATGCGCTGGCCGTCAGCACGCCGCCGGCGGCTGACAGGTACGCAATTTTCTTGGGGTGGCTCATTATTCTGTGACCTCCAACGGGCGCCCAAGCTCCATGGCGCGTAGTTCCTCAACGGTGTAAATCTCCGCCTCCTTGGCAACCTTGTAAGCGTCCATGCGGGCTGCAAAGTCGCCGCGCAGCAGCTCGGAGTAGTCGAACCTGCACCACGTGCCGGCCGGCAGCATGTCGTCCATGCTGAATCGTGCGGCGATAGCTTCAAGGTACGGGGACAGCGCGTAGTCGATTAGCTCGCGGGTGCGGCTGGGGCTGTTGCTGTAGGTGATGCTGCTGCCGTTGACGCTGGCATCCACAGCCCACGCCGGAAAGCCGGCAGCGCGGGCAATGTTCAGCGCTGCAACGTTGCGGCCGTCAATCAGCAGCTGCTCGACGGGCTGCCCCATGGTCTTTGCCTCAACCGATTGGTTGGTGAAAGACACGCCGCCGTTTTTGGTCCGGCGGTTGGTTGCCCAGCGGTCAATAAGCGCGTCGATCTGGTCCTCAGTCAACGGGTCGCCGCCGGTCTGGTGCAAGTCGATGGACGGCACCGGGTTGTCTGATGCGCGGCCGGCGGCAATGTCGATGGCGCGTGCCTCGCGCAGCACGGGCTGCGCGTAGTTCAGCAAGCCCTCGTCTATGCCGTCCACTCGCACGACGTCAAACGCGTTGACCTCGCGGCCAAATGCCTTGACAAGCTGGCCGGCGGTGTCAAACTCTGCTTTCCACTCGGGGCACCAGCGCAGCCGGGCCGGCCGGCTGTCCTCGGCATAGCGTTCTTCCACGGTGAACCATGCGCGGCCGTAGAACATGAGGGCCTCAGTTACCCACGCCATGGTTACAAAGCGCGGCCGGCCGGCCTCGGGCTGCACCACAATCTTGGGCTGCCGTGCCATGACGGCGTTGCCACGGTAGGCCACCAGCGGCATGCGGCCGATAAAGCCGCAGGCTGTCTTGCGCAGCTTGGCGACGGCGCCAATGCCCATGGCGGTGCCACGGTCAATGTTGACGTAGTCCAGCCCCAGCAGGTTGGACAGCGTAAAGGTCTGGAAGTGGTCACGCGGTGCGGCGTCAGGCTCGGCATAGTCCCAGCTGACAATGTTGCCGGCCAGAATATCGGCGCCGGCCGTGGCCTGACGGGCAAGGATGCCGGCCGGCTTGGCTAGTGGGTTATTCCATAGGGGCATACAAACAATGTTGTATGCCCCCGTAACGGACTGAAAATTACACGGTGGTGATTATGCCCCTTGGGCTGCTTTGCGGGCGCGGTACGCCTGCTGGCGGGCTGCTGTCAGGGTGTTGTCCTGCCCGGCATGCTCGGCAAGGTTGTGCTGCCGGCCGGCGGCATAGCCGGCGTCACGGTCATTGCGCAGCGCACGCCAGTTGGGGCAGTGGCTACATAGCACAACTACGCTAAATTGCGTCTTGTCCAGCTTGATCGTCATTTGCTGCCCCTGCCCATGTAAACGGCCGGCGCCGGCATGGCTGCCGGGGCCTGCTCGTGCAGCCGCAGCGCCACGGTGGCTGCCACCAGCTCGGGGATGGGGCCACGGCTGTGCCGGCGGCTGAATACCTTGCTGTCTCCCATGGGCCGGGTGGCTGCGGCCTCCACGGCTGCCCGGTGGCCGGGGTCGCCGTCGTGCAGCACGGTGCCGTCGTCAATGTGTCCCATGTAGGACACGCAAGCGGTGGCAAAGTCGCGGGCCGTCAGCGTGGTGACTTCCACGCCGTTGCTGCCGCTGCGGGCGTTGGGCAGCCTGCGCAGCGCGTCGGTCACTGCCTTGGTTGGTCCGCCGTCGTCGGCGCCAATGACCTTGGGCCGGCGCTCGACGTAGAGCTTTGCGACGGCCGGCGCCAGCCACTCGGCGCCGCTGCCCTGCTGCACCAGCTTTAGCGCCGGCTTGCCCGTCTTGGGATCTTTCCAGCATGCGTAGATGGCAGCACAGCTGCGGTCGTGGGCAACCTCATAGGCAACCGACACTTGGGACCAAGCAACCGGCAGCAGCTCGCCGGCCAGCTGGTCCCACTTGGCAACGTCAATGACAGCCTCGCTGGTAGACGTCCAGCGGTTCATGTAGGCGCGCAGCCACTCGCCTGGGGTTTGGCTGTCGGCGTCGTCGGCAAGGTCCTGCAAGGTGATGGTGTGGCCTACGGCCGGGTGGAAATTCCAGTTATCCGGCTCGTATGGGTCCAGCCCGTCAGCCAAGCTCCACTCAAAGTAGGCAATGCCGGCGCCGCTGTCGCCCACGGCAAGCCTGCCCTGATCTACCCATGACTTCATAAACACGCTGTCAGCGGTGCCGGCCGTGCTGACAAGCCACAGCTGCTTGTCAGGCAAGGTCAGCTGCGCCGGCCGGATGGCGCCCATAAGGTCATTGCCGGCGGCTTCGTCGTGGGCGAATATCTCGTCAAGCATGACGTCATGCGGGGTGTAGCCGTGCAGACTCTTGGCGGTGGGCGCAAACGGGCTAATGGTGCTGCCCGTTGGGAACGTCAGCGCTTGGCTGCCGGCGGCAATGCGCTTGGTGACAAACTGCGCCAGCGGGCCGTTTTCAATGTCCTTGACCAAGTCCAGCCAGCGGGCCGTTGCGTCCTTGCCGGTCTGCGCGGTGTAGAACGCAATGCGGTTGCGGCTGCGCAAAGCACGCTGCGCCAGCACGGTGCGCATAAGCGTGGTCTTGCCTGACTGCCGGGGCACCGTCAGCACCACGATGGGGTAACGGTAGCGCCGGGGGTCATCTGCTCGTTTTTCCGATGCCACGCGGGCTACCTGAATTTGCCACGGCATAAGCTGCCGCCCCAGCAGCTTGGCGGTGCCAAGAATCTGCCCCAGCTCGTTGGGCGCGCCGGGTGTCGGCGCCGTGGCGTATGTCGCGGTGCTGTCGCGCAGCGCGTCGGCCAGCTCGGGCAGCTCGGTGGCTGTGATGGTCATTTGTTCGCAAGTCCTTTGCGTAGTTGTGTCTCGTCGGCATTGCAAGG